CAATATTACCTAACTACTCGCGGCTTCTATTATGACGGCGGCAATGAGGTGCAATATGCTTAGAGTACAACATCCAAACTCCAGAAAGATTGCAATCAAATATTCCTACGCTGGAAGAAATACAAAGCTGAAGTCTGGGGAGAAGTACACATTACCCCATCTGGCTGAGGTCGCAGGCATTAACGCCAAGACGCTACACAGCAGACTCAGGGCAAAGCAGTGCAAGGTCATTACTGATTACGATTTGAGAGTGGCGAAGGCAGCCTATAACAATGAGACAGACAAGCCTTTTGAATCGCGCCTAGAATCACAGGAAGCTATAACCAGCCAGAAGTGGTTATCAAGGGCAATAGTTTGAGCGATGCCGATAGTGTAAAAGTGTATCGAGCCGAGGAAATAGATGTTCGGCTCAGGTACATTGCTGACCGCCTCAAAGATTGGGACTATAAGAAGCCCTGCGCTATCACACTAAAGCCCTACAGCAACCCCCGAACAATCTCTCAGAACGCTATGTTTCATTCTTGGTGCAGATACCTAAGCGCAGCAGTTAATAAGCGTGATGCCTCGTACACTGAAGAAAATGTTAAGCTATTACTGAAACAGTTATTTCTGGGCACTGAAGAGGTTAAGGTTGGAAAGACAATTATTAAAGACCAGCTTAGGCAGACCAGTAATTTAGATACTGGCGAGATGCACCACTTTTTAAATCAGGTTTACGAGTGGGCTTTTGATTTAGGCTTTAATTTGCCGATTGACCCTCAGAGCGAATATAGAAAACTAAACCAACAACAGGTGAAATAATGGATAGGATTGACCCCCGCAGTTTATTAGAGTTTGCAAGAAGCGAATCACAGACCAGAGTTTTAGAGGCGGTTATCCAGCATGGCTCAAACACTAAAGCAGCCGATGCACTGGGAATGAACAGGCGCGGTATTGATAAGACTATGAAGCGCATTGAGGGATATGCCGCAGCCAAGGGAGTCGCACCACACCGCAGTCTAGTACACCAGACCGCTGAAGGCTTTGATGCCAAGCGCGTATCTACAGCATACAAAGAAGATGGCTCCGTAGCCTTGCAGTGGGTGATTCAAGAGCCGCAAAAGCAGAGCATGAAGCAGCGCCTAGATTTGATGATTGAGGGCGTTAAAGAAGACCTTGATGGCTTTAAAGCCCCCGCCCCTGCACCTGTAGAAGTATCTGATGATTATCTTGCTATGTATATGATTGGCGACCACCACTTTGGAATGCTGGCTGACAGCGAATCTAAAGTTGATGATGACGATTGGGATATAAAAATTGCCACTGAGATTTTAATTGATGCCACCGACCGACTAGCCAACCGCGTAGGTAATGCCAAGACAGGTGTATTGCTTAACGTGGGTGATTTCTTTCACGCTGACAGCAGCTTTAACACCACCACTAAGGGAACGCCAGTAGACGTAGACACACGCATTGGCAAGACCTTTAAGCTGGCAGGCAGGCTATTTAACATCCTAATAGACAAGATGCTACAGACGCACGAGAAAGTTGTTGTAGTTAATGTGCGCGGCAACCATGACTATGATATGGCCTGTCACCTGTCTAGCTGCTTGGAGCTGCTTTACAGCAAAGAGCCAAGGGTTGAGATTGTCCAGAACTACAGTAAGTTTATATCCTACCAGTGGCACAACAATCTATTCGTGTTCCACCATGGCGACCGCATAAAGCATGAGCAGATTCTTCAGACAGTGATTAAGAACCTTGACGACGAATGGGCAGAGTCAAAGAACCGATACTGCCACCTTGGACACATTCACCACCATGTAGCCAGAGAGGTGGGTTCTATGCACTTTGAACACTGGGGCAGCCTTACAGCTACCGACCAATGGCATAGTGACTCAGGCTACGGTGCAGAGCGTTCTATGACAGCAGTGGTCTACCACAAAGACAGCGGCGAAGATTCCCGCGTTAAAATTAAGGTGGAGGGATGAGCAATGTTACGAAGTTTCCTACTCGCACCGTTACTCTTACTCGCTTATATTGTGAGGACTGCGCTCTTCCTCTTACTTATTGGCTTGGGACTGATGGGGACGCTTATGGTCTATGCCCACGGTGTGACCTGCAACATAGTGAAGAAATTGAAATGAACGCTGAGGAGACACTGCAATGAGCGCACTAAGTAAACAGACTGGCGGCAGCCATTACCAGCTTGCCATCCAGCCTATCGAGTACATCTACAAGAACAGCTTGGACTACTGCGAGGGCAACGTGGTTAAATACATCACAAGGCATGGCAGCAAGAATGGAGCTGAGGACATTCGGAAAGCCATACACTATTGCGAGTTACTACTGGAACTAGAATATGGCGAAGAAAGGTAGAAAGAAAGCCACAGTCGCGCAGGAAATGGAGAAAGCAGCAAAGCTCTTGCAGCGGCTGGTTAGGCTAAAGGCAGCAGATGACAATGGCTACGCCCAGTGCGTTACCTGCGACAAGGTAGACCACTATAAGAACCTTCAAGGCGGTCACTTTATACCCCGCCACAGAACCATCTTCAAGCTAGCAGAATTTAACATAAATCCACAATGCCCCCATTGCAACTGCTGGGGCATGAAACAGGCTCACTACGTTTTGCGCTATCGACAGTGGATGGTAGACACCTACGGCGAAAGGCGCGTAAAAGCGATGGAAAGGATGGCATGGCGACCCGCTAAGAGGTATGACAGAGAAGAAGTTATTGCCTTTGCCCGCGACCTTAAAGAACAGATTAAAGTAGAAGAATGGCGCATTGGAGAAATACATTAATTAATAGTTTACATTTGCGTAACTATAGTATTTAATAAGCACATATTCAAAAAACAACAAGGGCTGCACACATGACTAAGCACGAGCTTTTAAATATCCACCTAAACAATAGTGATTTAAACATTACTAATTTATCCAATATCTATAACTCAAGTGTTTCCGTTGTGCGCTCTATACTAATACAGTATTACAGCACCAAGGGTTTTACTCACCCAATTCTAAAATAAAACAAATTCAACCGCCCCTTCGGGGGCATCCCTTGGAGGGGAATATAATGAAAGACGTAATTAAATTTCTTATTGAAGATTTTCACAATAAATACCAAGACTGGGATGGCGATATAATCGACCTGACAGAAGATGACAAAGACCTGCTTTGCTATGAGTGGTTGAAAGCATATCCGAGCTGGTTAGATGATTGCTTGCCAGCTTGTATTATAGGCCAAGAAACCCAGTTGTATTATTTGGATATGCTATACACTAAGGGAACAGACGATGTTTCGCAGTTGCAAAAGTGTTTCATATACCTAGAGGCTGAGGAAGCATTGCGCGAAAAGGTGCAGGAACACTTCTGCGAAGCACACATGAAAGCAGAACCATTTGCAGGATATGAGAGAGGTCAATAATAATGATTAACTTTGATTATAAGTATGCAAGAGACCGCGTGGCAAAGGAACGCCGCGCCCAGAGTCGTCAATTCATGGCGTGTGGTTTGGCATTGTTTGTGCTGTACTGCATCGCTTCAACTATGAGCTACAACGATTGTCTACAGGGGATATGTTAATGGAGTATCTAATCATAACGGTAACAACTGCCGTAATAATTGGCCTGCTATATGCAGTAGTGAAGCAGAAGCAGCAAGAAACCGCAGAATGGAAAAAGCGCAAAGCGCGTAAAGCGCAAGCTAAGAAGGTGAAATAATGACTCCGCATTTAGTCTTTACAAGTAACGGCTTGTTGGGCGAGTCTGGTTACACAAGCCCCAAGGTTGAAATGGTTTTATATGAAGACTGCTACACACGCGGCGAATTGCTGGAGGAGTTTCAGGCTTTTATGGCTGGCTGCGGGTATTTCTTTAACGAAAATGAATCAATACAAATAATAGAAGGTGGAAAACCATGACAAAACTAGAATTTGCCGATAGCGAAACCAGCATTAATGTAACTATTAACCAAGACCGAGTTAGCTTGCAGGAGGCTATAAGCACCTTTGCTGACTTTCTAACTGACGCTGGCTATGAGCTAGGGGAAGGCAAGACCATCGGATTAATTGACATAGACCAAGGAGAATAACATGAAGAAAGCGATATTTTTTGCAGTATCAGTAGCATTATCTTTTAACGCAGCTGCCACCTGCACATCTAAAGTAGATAGCTGGGGAAACACGCGATACAACTGCGGCGGCACTAGCGGAACTATGACCACCGATAGCTGGGGTACAACTAGAGACTCGCGCAGTGGCACAACCTACAAGACAGACTCTTGGGGTACTACACGCGGATCTGATGGCAGTAGCTGGAAAACTGATAGCTGGGGAACTACCCGCTTTAATGATGGCACAACGTCTAAGACAGACGCATGGGGAACAACCCGATACAGTGACGGCACAAGCTGCAAGACTGATAATTGGGGGACAACACGATGTCAGTAAGTAAAGCAGAAGTAGAAGCCATGATTGCAGACGCTAACGCCACGGCAGATAAGCACTTAGATGACAGATACCACAGCGCCAAGGTTGAGGCAAAGCAGCTATCAGATAAGATAGTTGACTGGCTACAAACTAAGCCTGTAAGCAATGGGGTTGCCATTCTTGTGGCTATGCTTATAATTATTATCGACTAGGGTTTCCCCTCCTACCCCTTGAAGCAGGTCTACCGCACCTGTAGTCACAACGCGGTGCCATACCTTTCTTGATATATTCCCCATGCTAAACCATCATTTCTAATCATAACCGATAGCCTTTACAATGCCCGCGAATTTACCAACCAGAGACTCGCGAAATGTTGTATATGATAGGCTTTATCCTCTCAGCCCTTATTCTAGTGGCTATCCAAGACCTTAGATTGCACAAAAAGTA